ACTCAAGCGCCGAGAGCATCGCCCACACTGATGAGGCTGATTGGATACCAGCCGAAACCCTTCGGGGTCTGTGGAATCCACCACAATTACTAGGAGTAATAAACCATGCAGTATTCAAACATTGCGACTGTGTCACTCAACCAAGCGGCCACCATTGTGGAGTCGCTTATCCCTCACAAGGTACGCCCCGTTTTTCTCTGGGGTGCGTTCGGCGTGGGTAAATCATCCATTGTGCAGTCAATCGTTGCGTCTCTCTCTGAGCAGACCGGCAATCAGTGGGGTCTCATCGACGTTCGAGCGTCCCAGCTTGATGCTGTCGATACCCGAGGCATCCCTGACCTTGTCGATGGACGCACTGCGTTTGCATTGCCCGACTGGTTACCGCGTGTTGACCGTGACGGCGAGCACGGCATCCTGTTCACCGACGAGCTGCTTCTTGGGTCTGTGTCAGTCCAATCATCGTTGTACCAGCTAATCAATGACAGACAGCTTGGCGACTACGTTTTGCCTGAGGGTTGGAGAATCATCGCCGCGTCTAATCGATCATGTGATGGTGCCGGCGTTCATGGCCGACAGGACGCTGCCCTCATGACCCGATTTAGCGTGCAGCTCAACGTGGTGCCTGACGTTGACGAGTGGGTCAACTTCGCGGGATCGGCTGGCTATGCACCTGAGGTGATCGCCTTCATCGCTAACCGTGGCAAGCCAATTCTAAAGGGTGACGGTTCAATCGATCAGGCTGGACTGCTTCACGAATACCCAGAGGGTGGCATACCCAAGGGGTTCACTGCCGCTGCTACACCTCGCGGTTGGGAGTCTGTCTCTGCCATTTTGCAAGCTGGTTTACCCAAATCTTTGGAGCACGCAGCCATTGAGGGTGCAGTGGGTAAGGGTGCTGCCGCTGAGTTCGTTGGATTCTTGCAGATTGTCCGCAACCTTCCAGATGCTGGCCATATCCTGCGAGACCCTGACTCAGCCAATGTGCCTGATGACCGAGAGCTGGCAACCAAGTACGCCATCGCCACGATACTGGCTCAACGTTGCGACAATCGAAATGTCGATAACGCTGTTAGTTATTTGCGGCGCATTGATGAAGAGTTGCTCGCGGTATTTTTCCTCATCGCCACCAATCGTGATAAAGATCTGAAGGCCTCTGAAGCCTACGTTCAATTCAAAATTGACACTCAACGTGTCGCAATCTAGGAGATTTAACAATGGATAAGATCCAGAACAACGCGTTACTGGTCAAGGTTACTTGCACCAAGTGGAACAACACAGTCACCGACAAGCGTATCAGCGACGAGGTCACTGTCGACAAGAATGCTGACGATGGATTCATTCGCGTCAGCAAGCGACTCGCCAAGGTTGCCGTGGTCAAGGAACTCAACAAGCTAATCGGCCAAGTGGGTAATTCGGTCATCCGCAAATGGTGCGTGCCTTGGGAGGATGGGGTTCACCTGATTACTGTCGATAACCTCGACAACTTCGAGCGCGACCTTAGAGCCAAGTCTGACAAGCTTGACGAGCTGAAGCTTGAGCTGCGGCGAGAATGGCCAGACATTGTCAGAGATGACCAGCTCAGACTCGGGTCTGCGTTCAACGCCTCTGATTACCCTGAGGTCGAGGCGATTGTCGGTAAGTACTCAATCAGCTACTTGCTACGCCAGCTACCCAGCGGTGACGACATTCGCGTCAATCTACCCAATGATCGGGTCAAGGCCATACGCGCCGAGGTTGAGCGTGATGTCAATGACCGTATCGAAGCTGGTATGAAGTCTGTCCATGACCGAGTAAGCAAGGTGCTCAACAGCTTTATCGATGGGCTTGATCGACACGGCACCAAGGGTGAGGGTCAACAGCGAGCCTCCAAGTTCAGCGACTCAACGGTCACTGCTATTGAGGAGTTGGCCGAGACTCTGCCCAACATCAACCTGACAGGTGACCCCGCATTGACGGCGGTATCGAATGATCTGATCTTAAGACTTAGAGACCTTGATCCCCAGAAGCTGCGCGATGACCCTGCTGAACGTAAGAATGCGGCAGACACTGCCCGTGACATCGCTTCTAAACTGACTGGATTTTTTGACTAGGAGATATCTATGAACGTGCAAATAGCTAAGGCGCGACAGCGCATGATTGCAGATCACCCCTTCTACGCCTGCTTGCTCTATCGATTGCAGCTTGTCGAGGATGCTGCCAACACGCCGACAATGGCCACTGATGGCAAGAGTATTTTCTTCAACCCTGCTTGGGTAGATAGCCTGACCGTGCCTGAGGTTGCCGGTGTGCTCGCTCATGAATGCGCTCACATCGGATACGGGCACCACCTGAGGAAAGATGGCCGTGATCATAAGCTTTGGAATCAAGCCTGTGATTACGCGATCAACGAAGGTCTGATTAAGGCTGGGTTCACCCTTCCAGATGACGGACTGTTCAATCGCAAGTATCGAGATTGGGCGGCTGAGCGGATCTACTCTGACATCAGCAAGCCTCAGCAGGACGAGGACGGAGAGGGTAGCAAGGCTGTTGACGGGGCTGACCCTTCATCTGACCCTTCATCTGACCAAGATGGCGATGACGACAGCTCACAATCTGACTCTGGAGCAACCTCACAATCTGACTCTGGCGTGCCTTGGGGTGAGGTTAGAGACGGGGTTGATGACGATGGCGAGCTGCTCGACGAGTCTGGCAAAGCTGAGGAGCAACGGTCTGTTGCGGCAGCAGTCAACCAAGCCGCTCAGGCTGAGCGCAAAGCTGGTCAGGGTTCGCTTGGTCAGGCTAGGGACATGATCGATTCGCTGAAGGGTGACTCTCAACCTTGGAATGAGATTCTGAGAGATGCTCTGCGCGATAGCGTGGTCACTGATCAGACCTACGCCAGACCTAACCGGAGGCTACTGTCTCGGGGGCTGAGGTTGCCGTCGAATATAACCGAGCCAACGGGCGAGCTGGTTGTCGCAGTTGACACCTCTTGCTCACTGGATGATCACGAACTATCAATCATCAGTCATCACATCGATGACATCGTGGCTGACATCAAGCCGACTAAGGTGTATGTGATCTATTGCGACTTCACAGTCAACCACGTTGACGAGTTCGAACGGGGCGATGACATCGTCCTGAAGATGCACGGCGGCGGCGGCACTGCGTTCAACCCACCATTCAACTGGTGTGAGCACAACGATGTGAACCCCAATGCTCTGGTCTACTTCACTGATGGACTGGCTGACGTTGGCCCGAATGCTTACTACGGTGAGAAGTTTTCAGTCCCAGACTACCCAGTATTCTGGCTGACTAACTTCACTGATCCGCAGTTTGATGGTTGCGAGCAGTTTGGTGAGATCATTAAGATCTAAATTAAGTGGGGGCTTCGGCCCCCAAGGAGAATGAAATGAGCTTGTTAAAAATTATTGACTGCCTAATAGATACAGTCGAAAGAACAACGGAATTATCCGAGGTTCACAACGATAAGGACGGAACCTCTGTCTCATGGGACGAGGTCTATGCTGCCAGAGAAGGTCTCACGCCCGAGAATTTAGCAGAGACATATTTCAGAAGCGTGACGTTTATCAACATGACAGAGGAGCTGGCTAAGATTCTCAGGGAACGAGACGTAACATATGGATATCGGTATGCGGGTGATACTCATGAAAAAGAAGCAGAGCTTATGCTTATCGATATTGGTATCAGGATAAAAACATAAGGGGGATGTATGTTCGAAGAAGAACGTAAAGTTTTAACTGGCTTTGTAATTGTTGCGGTGATCGCCGTATTTCTCTGGGTGTCTGAGCAAGATTACCAGCATGAGCTGGCAATGGAGAAAGAGTATCGAGAGATGGTATGCGCGGGACACTGGCCAGACTATTGGCAAACCAATCCAAACTGCGAGGATAAACAATGAGTACTTTAAACCCAATTGTTGTCGGCTTTATTGACGAGTTTGGTCAAGAGGCTTTTGACGAGAGCATACAACACTTAATTTATCTGATTGAAGACGGCCAGATTGACGATGCAATCGGCGGGTTGCTGAGGTTTGGCATGAACGACGACGAGATAGAGTCATTCTTAGAGACGCACGGTCATGGTTACTGCCTTCTGTTATGACATCTCTTAAGCCGGCTTGTGTTAAGTTATAAGAGCCAGCACTCCTAGCCGGTGGGCGGCGCACTGGCAAGCCTGACTGTTAGCTGGCACCCTTCATGACCAACGGTCAGGCACAGCCGCACTCTTGCATGTTGACTCAGACTATGAGATATTCTGAATCAAGAGACCACACACTCTTACCTTCCCGCACCAAAGAACCCCTGCTTCGAAAGGAGTGGGGGTTTTTTATTGCCTGCTCAATAGCTAACTTTCCCAAGGAAATTAGGGGTCATATTTTTTATTCCTTGAAACCCTGCATTTAAGGGTCTAGATTTTTATCAGAAATTGTGTTACCGCAGGAAAACATAACGTTGCTATTGGTAGCGAGGCTGGTAACAACGTTACAACAGGCGCACAAAACACAGCAGTAGGCGGAGGTTTTGCTAGACTTAAATGGTTTTTGCATTTAACCCTTATTAACAAAGGGCTGCGGGGTTTTTTTAGGGGTTCATTTTTCTGGGCAGAAAAACACACCAGTTGGGTAAATTAATTTCTGCTTAAAACTTTTCTCAACAGACTGATCTGGGCGAAGTCGTTGGTATGAACGTCATCGATTACATGAAGGGTTATTACTTGCTCACCTTCTAATCCCCAATTATCAATTACCCATCTCATGTAGCGAGAGTAGCGCATGAGGCCGCTCGACATCATGTCAGGCTTCCCACCGCCAAAGCTGCTTTGATTCATCGAAGGACTTTTTAAATAGACTTGAGCCCCCATCGCCAAGCCAATAACTCTTTCAGCTTCAAGGTGCTCGTCAACATTAATCAAATCTTTAATTAATAAGTGGTCAATAAATAATTGATCCCTTACTTTCGACCTAGCGAAACCGTTGCCCGCATCCTCTACGTCCACCTTGTGATGCTTGTGAAGGAGCGGGCTACCGATATCGTTTATTTTTAAATCAGATCCAGTCGTCATCTTTTTCATGCCAGCTTTTTGATGGCTGTAACGATGCCGGTATAGACAATGGTTGATAAACTGGCTCGGAGTACCTACCCGTTGGCACATCATAGGCTAGCTTTACCTTGCCAACCTTACCTATCCACTTGAACCTCACCTTCCAACAATGAATTTCAACGTCCCGATCCTTGTTCTGGTGAACCGTAATACCGAGGTCAGCCTTGGCAAAGAAGCTGGCGCTGCCCGATATGTTCATTCCCTTTGGCACAGCAGTTGACCCTGAAGAATCTGTTGGCATCTTGCTGGGGTGAGCAATGAACCAGATATGAACATCGTTTGCTCTGGCGAAGGCAACTAACCGTGTAAGCAGATCATTAATACTTTGGTGCTCATTGTCTGAGGATGTCTGCTGTGCGATGTAATTGTACGGGTCAATGACTAATCCCCTCACACCCATTCTCATGACGGCTTGTTGTGCTCGATCCAATACCGAGTCAATAGTGACTAACTCACCTGACCTCTGCTCAAGGAACATCCAATGATTGTGTATGTATTGCAAGGCATTGTCAGCTTCCTCCTTGCTCATCCGACCGTTTGGCCCATCAAAAAAAGGTTTGCCCACAATCTTTTCTGCAAGCTTGGCTATGTGCAAGGGCGGTGGATTTTCAAAGCTGGCAACTGCGAACTTCCAATCATACTGACGAGCCAAGTTAACCATTATCTGGTCAATAAACTCTGACTTACCTGACCCCGGAACCCCAGTAATCACAGACAGTTGACCCTGTACCACCGTGAACAACTCGTCCACGATGGGTATTCCTGTTGATAGCCCGCCAATGACACCGTTCGTATACAGATGATTGACCTCGCTCTTGTAATCATCAACGGTATATACCCCTTCCAGTGGCATGGGCTCTGCGTCGAGGACAATCTCTACGATTTTTTCCGACCCATGCTTTTGGAGGACATCGTTCATGTCCTTCGAGCCCTCGGGGTAAGTAACCTGATAACACTTTGCCCTACCTATTCTTCTTGCCAACTCTTCCCTTAACGCTTCTCCCGCCTCATCATTATCGGTTGCCAATATAATCTTGTCGGCAGACTTCATGACTGACTTAGCTTCCCAGACGTAATTAAATTTATTGTCTTCCGTGGGATCGATTCTTCGATTGGCAACCCTCTGCGGAGCACCATTCGGTACGCTTAGTATACCTATTTGCTCGTCAATAACAGAAGAAGCCACAGATAAACAGTCTATCTCGCCCTCACAAACGACCACCGTTTTAGGCTCCAACTTCTTGGCTAACTCTACGCCCCAGAAAGTTCTTGCAGCTCCATCTTGAGTAAACCTCTTGTCGTTCAGAGGTCTCCATTTAACAGCCTCTCGCTCGCCATAAACAAACCCTATGGCGGGCACTTCCCCTGCATCCAACTCGCCCTTAGCATTGAAGTAACGCTTACCTGTGACGATCTTAAACCTGTCCTTAATTTTTTCGTAATCAATACCTCTTCCTCCTAGATACTGACCGATGATACCGTCATCACTTTCTTTAGGTACGCTGATGGCCGTCACCTTTTTTGGCCGATCAATGTACATTGGTTTAGATTCCCCCCGCTTACCAGATATCTCGCAGTGATGGCAGAGAAACACCACGCCATCATCCTTGAATGACACGCTGAGAGTTCTTTCTCTTTGGTTAGATTTTTTCCTGCTTGGTGTGCAGACGGGGCAAATATATCTGCCCTCTTGGGTTATTGTCTTTAAAAAATTATCTAAAACTTCTTGTTGCATACACTTACCTTCCCATGTTAGCTTCTTAAAATCCCCGAAGGGGCCACACACTTAGTAGGCTACTTAGCTAAGAAACCTACTAACTTAAAAAAATAAGTAGACTACTTAGTCTTAGTAACCTACTAAGTGTCTGATAATATTTCTTGCCATCTTCTCCCTCCTAATCCCTTCATGCTTGATTGCTGAGAATACCATCCGCTTAATCTCATCAGCATCTATGCCGAACTTCTCTACCAACTCGTTATGATTTTCGTTGGCAAAAAACTCTATCGCATCTATACGCTTGTCTTCATCTCTGGCAAACAAATCTAGTATCGCTCGGTTCAAGATTCGTCCCTCGACTGATCGATTGAAGTAACGAGTATTTCTGCCCTTGGATTCTCTTTGTCCAATCCCCATTCGATCACCTTCCGTCTAACCTGTCTGTCGTTCTTGTAAATAAACCCTTGCATGCAATCCAGAATGACGCTCTCGTCAAGATCTGGTCTCCGCGAGGAGTAATAAATTTTAATCGTTGCCTCAAGGTCACCCTCTAACATTGAGTTACCCATCTGTGGGCATTGTTCTTCGAAACTTTTCACATAAGCCAACGCCTTTGCGCTCTTGATAAAGGCCGGCCTGCCCTTGATGGTTACTAGTCTGCGACTGTTTGCTTTGCTCGCCGGCTCTCCGTTGATGATAAAAAAAATACTTGTCATGCTACAGAAAATACCTTATATTCGATTGTCCTTGAGTGACAGGACAATACATGATGAGCAAAATAAGTCAATGGTTGATTGACAAAGAAGAGAAAGGAATTAGTTATTATGACGAAAGACAGCGAAGATATATTGATCGAGCGAGTACCTCTGCCAGAGGTTCGCAAGAGCGAGAAGTTAGAGCCAAAAATTTTAGACGCAATCATGAATCTAGAACCTGAAGAAAGCTTTTTCATTAAGACCGATGATGAGGATCATCTCATCCGAAAGATTAGCACGCTCAGGCAACGGGTGCATCGAATCCAGTTAGATAATCCGGATAAAAGATTCACGGTCAGGAAAAGAAGAGAGGCCGACAAGGGCAATGGAATAAGAATTTACAGGTTGCCAAATGAAAATAACGAACCAGCATAATCTGCCAGAGGTTGTCTTTAACGCTCTGACCTTTAGTGACTACACTAAGGGAGACAGTTTGCTGTCAGTCACTCAGCTAATTGACAGCCCAAGAGTAAGCCAGTTACAACGTCAACATGACGATGAGATTGAGCAGGATGCTGTTGACTTTCTTTGGTCACGATTCGGCACTTCAGTTCATCAAATGTTCGAGGCCGCTGTGCATGGCGCAGACTGTATCTCGGAAGAAAGGTTATTCGCAGAAGTAAACGGCTGGAAGATTAGCGGGGCGATTGATCTGCAACACCTGACGCACGATGGAGTAATCGTTAGCGATTACAAAGTCACAAGCGTTTGGTCAGTGATCAACGACAAGCAGGAGTGGCACAAACAGTTAAACTGTTACGCTTGGATGGTACGTCACGCTAAACAATTACCTGTCAAACAGTTAAGGATTATTGCAATCCTCCGTGATTGGTCTAGGCGAAAAGCTGAAGAGGGTGGAAACTATCCAGACTCACCAATCAAAATGATCACAATACCTATGTGGTCAGAATCAGATCAGGACAATTACGTTCAAGAGCGAGTTGCCCTACATCAAGAAGCAGACTTTGAATTTGCAACAGGAGGCGAGCTTCCCAAGTGTGACGCTCATGAGCGGTGGGATAAGCCAACAGTCTTTGCGGTTCAAAAGAAAGGGAGAGTCAGAGCAATCAAGCTGCACACCGTCGAAAACGATGCGGTTGCTCATGCAGAATCCCTTGGTGCTGGACACTTTGTGGATAAGCGAACCGGCGAAAGCACCCGCTGTTTGCAAAACTGGTGTCGAGTCAACGAGTGGTGCGAACAATGGAAGGAAAGTAAACGTGAAAAAGCGAATCAAAAGTAAAGGCCCAATCTCAACTCAAGAGGATGTCGATGCTCATCGTGAGCTTGGAAGGATGCAGCTTGAAGAGCAATTGTACGAGCCGAAAGAAGAGATTGAAGGGGTAGATACCAAGGAGCTAGAGAGTCAGAGACAAAGGCTACTCAAAGGTCTGGGCAAACTACAGATCAATCACATGATGTTAATTCGCGGCAGCGACAGGCCCGTATTTTACAAATGGAAAAGTCAACATCCTCGGATGAAGTTTGTCACCAAGACTGCAGGAATCCCTGTTGTGGTTAATGCAATTATGAAGCTTGATACATTGAAGATGCCCAAGCCAACTCACAAAGATACCTTCGTTATAGTGAAGAGGATTGCATGATAACTGATGACGATTTTTACAGGAAGATGATAGGTCTTTGGCAGCTAACAAAGATACCTATGCTGAAAGCATCTGTCGCTGGAGATCAAATAGGATTTACATGGCAACATGGATTCGCTGAAAGACCAACAGTCTCTCTGCCAATCAGCATGTTCGCAAAACTAGAACCTGTCGAGCTGATGGAAATTGTCGAGAACGCTATATACGAACGGCATGGTATTTATGCCAAGCAATGGCGCAATGATTTCCGTGGCTTTTCAAAAAACCCATTAACCTAAGGGGTATTTATGCCGACTTATAAAGAAGTCTGGGAGAATTTGAGAGCAGTCAACTGTTCCAACAACATCCAAAAAAAGAATGGGCTTAGCTATCTGAGCTGGACTTGGGCATGGTCTGCCATCATGGAGGAATATCCAGAGGCTACCTATCGCTTTCTAGACAACGAGATACACGGAGATGGCACCGTAACTGTTCACTGCACAATAAGTATTGGTGAGCTAGAGAGAACGATGTGGCTGCCTGTCATGTCTGGGTTCAAGAATGCGGCAGTCTCAAATCCTAGCGCAAGAGACATTGGTGACTCAAAGATGAGGTGCCTAGTTAAGTGCATGGCAATGTTTGGGCTTGGTCATTACATCTATGCAGGAGAAGACTTGCCGCCAGACAGCAACGTAAATCCTGATCCAGTCAAGAAAAAGGCTGTGAAGGAAGTGATAGATCAGGATCAGAACGTCAAGACTGAGACGCTTGATGAAGCTGTTGAGCAAGCTATGGAAGGAGCTATGTCTGAGAAGGATGCTCAGGGATACATCAATCTCACACTTGGTTTTGCCAATGAAACTAAAACCGTTGCAGGACTCAAGTCTTTGCACACCGAAAACAAAAAGGTCTTGGACGGTATCAAGGCATCTCATCCAGAGATCTACAAAGATTATGTTGCGAAGTTCAAAGCGCGACGAGCAGAAGTTCAAACAATAGAGGAAGGAAAATGAGCAATAGTAACGTAGCGAAGGGCGAAGCATTCTACCTGAACAACAACTCACGGAAGAATGCAGACAACCATCCAGACTTTGTCGGCAAGTTGATGATCACTCAAGATCAGCTGCAAGCCTTGATCACTATTCACGAACAGGCTCGTGAGCAAAATCGACAACCCATTTTACAAGTTGATGTTAGCGGGTGGAAAGGGAAGAGCAAGAATGACGGAACACCTTATCTATACTGCAAGCATGAGGTTTATTCTGGGCCACGAAAAGACCCTTCTCAGAGATCAGCACCTCGTCCCGCAACATCGGATGACGACTGGTTATGATTGAGTACCACATACATCCTCTAAGTCACGACGAAGTCATGGATCTTATGAGATTGCTGGCAAAGATCGATGACACAAGGATGGATGAGGTTACGCATTTGGTAAAGAATGCTGATCTGGGCGTGAAAATTATTGTCGATAAGACTAAGAAGAAGCGCACTCGTCAGCAGGAAAACTACTACCACAAGTGGGTCACTGAGTTCGGTAAGTTCTGTGGCATGACTCACGACGAGATGCATGAGGAAATGTTATGCCGAGCCTATGGTTCAGAAGAAGTAAACACTAGGCTTGGATTCAAACGCAGACCGTTGAAAAGATCTAGCCAAGCTAATAGAGCCAAGTACGCAGAGCTTATCGACACATTAATTATCACGGCTGCAGAACTAGGGTTTGCAGTTCCAGAACCAAAAGGGGATGACGATGAAAGATAAACTGAACAAAGTAGAGTGGACAGGATGGGCAATGGTTACTGCATTCTGTTTGGGTTTAATTTTTGGCGCAATAATAGCGTAATGGAAACCAGACAAGAGGAGATGCGGGATCAGGTTGCTGCTTTTCATAGGCAGCATCCTGAAGTCTGGCGCTTGTTTTGTGGGTTTACATTTGAAATGATTCATCGAGGGTACAAGAATTATTCAGTCAATGCTGTGTTTGAAAGGATACGGTGGGAGATTGACTCAGGTGGAGACGGAACGAACAGCTTCAAGCTTAACAATAACTACAGAGCTTTTTATTCCAGAAGATTTATGAACATGTATCCAGAGTACAATGGATTCTTTAGGACGAGGCAACAACCATCCGAGGACAGATCAGCAACCAATCTCCCAGAATTAACGCCTAAAGATTATGAGTATCAAAATGCTAATGGGTAAACGACATGGACACAGCAGGGTTCGTATTGTTTGGAACAGCGTGGTGGGTGGCTAAAACTTTTGGAGCTGAATACGCAGCAGCTTACTATGTGTTTGGTATTTGCTGTGTAATATTCTTGTGGAAAAGGATGATTGATGGACAAGAAGACAATGGTCATTATTGACCAAGATGAAGTGGATGAAGCGATCAACATGCTTGACCGGATCTACACTGAGCTGAGAGGTATCAACGAGAGCTTTGCCAAGATTGTTGATATGGTAGAGGAAGAGCGAGGTAAGGATTGAAGACTTCAAAGATAAGGAAATCAGCGAAAGGCAAGATGTGTAGCCTGCAGATTTACCCTTACTGCAACAACAACACAGAGACTACTGTCTTAGCTCACTTGCCAAGCATGGCAAAAGGAATGTCCATTAAGTCGCCAGATTATCTTGCAGTGTATGCTTGCTCAAGCTGCCATGATCTTATCGATGGCAGAATGCATGTAACAAACATAAGCAAAGAAGAGCTACTTCGCTGTCAGATGAGGGGCTTAGAAAGAACGTGGGGCCAATTGATTACTGAAGGACTAATAAATATTACTTAGTCCTGCCCACCTTGTAGTCATAAGCTTTGTTAAACCTGTTGTATATCGAGTTCATCTTATCGTAAATTTCTTCTTCAGCCTTTCCATACTTTAGTGCGTTTGCTGGAGATCTAGCTGCCAATTCTTTTAGCTTATTACGTTGTTGCCTTAAAGATCTTAATTGTTTTTCTGCGATCTCAAGATCTCTTAGCGTCCTCAAGTAATCAGCGTTGCTCCTTCTGTACGCTAATCTTTCTGATCCTTTTAACGCTTCAAGTCTAGCTTCTTTTTGTTCAAGCTTAACCTTCCTCTCATAAAAGTCTGACATGCTTGCTCTTTCATTAGGCTCGCCTTTTATTCTTCTGATGAAAGGCATCTCTCTAACTTCTAAGTCCTCTCCCTTTTGCCACTTTTCAATAGCATTAAGATTTCTTGTGAAAAAACTTCCAGCTCCACCAAACATAAACTCTGCTAAATGTTCTAAAACATCCGGAGAAATATCTACAGCTCCGGGTTCTTGTTCATTTCCACCTGTCAATGAGTTTGCAAGATTGGCCATCCATCTGAACGGAGTCTTTGTTGTTGACATAGACAGTTGAGATTCTGGAACCTGAGTCCCTGTCGGAAAATTTTCTCGATATATAGGAGAGCCAAAGAAGTTTTCATTCTTAGCTATTTCTACAAATGGCTGCGTAATTGTTGGCGCAGGAGATGAAAATTCTACCGGAGAAAATGAACCTAAGAAGGCGCTGGTTATATTTGACGTTGCCTTCATTGGTGACATGTGACCGTTGCTCATCTCGAAAACATTCTGCCCAAGAACATGGAAAACGTTGTACCCATACGGCAGCGGTATAGTGTAGTAATCCTTGCCGTCTTCGGCCATAACAACGATGTTTCTTTCTTTGATGTAGTTTGGAATCTCTGAGTAATAAGACCTTCCGGTCTCTGGGTTCTCTTCGCTTTCTTCTTCTGCTCTTAATGCAGACAGAGCACCAAACATAATCAAGGATGTAACAGCACCCTGTTTAACTCGACTAGCCTCAGGACTAAACGGATTCATCTTAGGCCCGAACAACCCTCTTGCAAAATTTGCAGTGCCTTGAACGCTAGCATTGAAGAATAAATATATAGCGTTGATCAAGTCTCCAGCGTTACCTTTACGGTTAAAGTTAATCGTTAAGTTCTTAGCAAGAGAAGCTGCCTGAGCAACAGCCTCAGATCTAGGAACTCCTGCGTTAAGCAGCTCATCTCTTGAGGCTTTAAACGTAGACAGTCGAACAGCATTCTCAACAGCAGCATTAGAGTCTTCAACAAACTGCATTACATTTTGAAATCTTCTTTGGAAGTTTCCTTTAAACGTTCCGTTAGCCATTTCAATCATTGACTGAACTGTTTTGAATTGATCCTCTGGACTTCTAGAATGAAACCAATCTGCCTTGGCACCAGCTTCCATAAACTCTTTGAAGTCAGCCTGATCCTTAGGACTCATCCCAAAAAGATTACCTTTAAACGTGCCGTCTTTAGTGGAGTACCTTCTTGATCCTTTGTAAAACGTACCCATAGAAGGAATAACATCTTTCAAAACTTTAGCTACAAGCTTTTGGTCTTTAGCCTTACCCATTGACATGTCTTGCTCGCCAAGGATGTTGAACACTGCTGTCTGAACATCGCGGGAGAAGTTGCCAATAACAAATTCAGGGTTGAGCGAGGTGTTAACCATAGAAAGGAATCGATTAACAACGCCAAACTTGCGGATAATATTGTCTGCAGTCCCGCCATCCATACCAAGTATGGCATCTCTTAATCTTTTATCTGCAAGCTCGACGTAAACTTGCTTACCATCTAGCTTAATGCCAATAAGATCTTGATCAAATCCGGGGCCAAGGTTGTCTCGCTTAAGCACAATCTTTTGTATGTAATCTTTCTTGTCTGCGCCCTTTGGTATTTCGTTGAATGCCTGACCTTGTAAGTCTTTATCATTGCCAACATAAGTAAATTTCTTTTCAAAGGCTCGCATGTACCTTGGATCTTCTGGAGAGATAACCCTCCAAAAATCTTCGTCAGGATTGTTGCGTATCAAATCGACTAGGCGCTCACCAAACTGCTTGTTCTTCACTCCTCTAGCCATTGCGCGTTCAGCATTTAATAAGACATGTCCCAAGGGGGATTGAGCCGCTGACTCTCTCCCCATCGCCCTGAGAAACTCTTTGCCCTTAGTGCTTATACTGCTTCCTATAATTGCAGTTTCAGCGTAATCATCTTCAATGTCTTTTCCTCTTAAGGGGGCATAATATTTGTAAGCCGTTCTGATTGCTTCAGCAGAATCGTTATCTAACAAGCCTCCTTCGACTGTGAATCCTATTGTGTCATTCACTATGGCATCGACATCTGCCGCAACGTCCATAAGGCGTTTAGCTCTAGCGTTACCTCCAGTCCAAGTTCCAGTAGCATCATCCCAGTCCATGTCATAACGCTCTTTCATTTTGCGTTTAACAAAACTGTTAGTAAGGGTTTGACCTGTCTTAAGCTTTCCAGATCCGGGATTGATCTCGACATCTCTTTGATTGTCACGGGCTGCAATTTTTTGATTGCGCTCTATGGCATGGCGAAGAATAAGAAACTCATCAACTTCATCCAGACTGTATCCTGAGTCAGCAATTTTCTTTGCTAAAGGTTTCTTTTTTTCCTCTTGGAAATTACGCATCTTGTTTCCAAGAATGCCGGCAATAGATTCTTCTCCGATATATGCAGACTCTTTTGCACTAAGGGGTTTCAACCCTAAGCTCTGTCTGTATTTGTTTATCTTTGCTTCGGCATCTTTAAGCCCAACGAGCTTGTCGGCAACCTGATAGATAAATTTGTCACCGAAAGAGTAGCCTTTTGTTTGAAGACTAAAAGGTTCGCCAAGTATTTCTTGATCAATAAGTGCTTCTTGCACCTCTGGAGAGTTATCCACAGAGTGCATAATAGTTCCCGGAGGGCTTCTTTCTCCGAAGGCAGCAGCAACTTCAGATGCTGTGCGACGACGAGATTCAACAACCTCATCCTGTTGCATACTCTCATCTGGCTTTACTGCGTTTTCTTTTGGCTTGTATCTTTCATTGATCTCTTGGTTTTCTGTCCAGCCATACCTTTCTGAGAAGTCTTTATCGACTGCATCAATTCTGGGCTGTAACCTACGGATGATATCTTCAACCCTTCGCTGTAGATCGGGTGAGATTTCTCCAAGACTTTCGATATAACTTTCGCCATTTTTATTTACCTTCCAATCGTTACCTAAGTATCCAGCTTGAGCGGCGAACCTTCCCGCTGTGGCTGACTCTCCGTTAGCAAACTCCATGTTGGTTAATGCTTTGATAACCATGTTGTTAAAGTCATTGTTATCGACTTCTAAGTAATCAAAGTTTATTAGCCTAGCTCCTGAGTCTGACCCTATGGGGTTATACTCTCCGTGACCAGAATACTCTTTCATTATCTCAGCAAGATTTGCAGTCTCTTCTTCAGTAAACGGCCTGCCAATATCTATCTCAATACCGTTAAGATCACCTTTCCTTAAACCCTTATCGTAAAATGGTCGATGATATCCAACGCCATCCTGTTTCATAAGCACGCCACGAACCGCAGCGTAAGCTTTTATTAAGTCTTCTGACGAAGGTTCTATCTCAAAGGCAGGTGCATTAACTTTGTATCTTTTAGGAGAGACTACTTGCGTTTGAGTGCCCGGAGAAACCCTGTCCTCAAAATATCCCGGAGCTTCAAAATCTCCCGGAGAAAGAACCCCAAGCTCAAGAGCAGCAATATCATTGCCCTCTTCGTTAAGGAATGCCTTCGATATTTGCACATGATAATCTTGTAACTCTGGATATTGAGCATCAAATATCTCCCTAAGGTGACCAGATGTAGCTCCCGGAATGCTTTCCCAGCTTACCTGTGCAAGGTTATTCCTAGCAGCATCGCTGTAATCAAACTTAGCTTGATCCTTTTCTGCGCCTGTCGGATCATACTTCATGGCCTCATTAAGCCATGTCTGTCTATGCTTTTCTGGATCTAAAAGAACCCTTGTTTTCTTCTTGGTCTTTGGATCTACCTCATACTTCATGTACCCCTTTCGTTGAGATATCTTTTCCGTCTTGGCCTTGACCATCTTGTTTTCAGTACGCGCTTTCATAGCAACCCATACTGCAGCCTGAACCTGTTGAGGTTCCCAGCCCAATTCATTAGCCAGACTTTTTACTTCATTCTCAACGAAGGTATATTGAGCATCTGTTGGTGAGTCGCCCATAAAACCAAAGGCTCTCATCATCCATATGTCTGTAGTTACGCCTTGCTCGATAGTGGCATCAATCTCTCGCATGACGTTGTTGTAGAAGTTGTTTGTCTTCCTACCTTCCCATTCCCCGCCAGCAAATACATCCTCTAACGCCTTACTCATCCAACCGGGATACATGCCCGTCTTGATTGGTTGACCTGCACGGTTCTGATAATAAGCTTGAACGGCATAGTTAAAGTTGCTTGGTACAGGAGTTTGCGGAGATGTAATTGCTATTGCTTGAGCAAGTTTATTTGCCTCTTCCCTGTTACCGCCTGTGATGTTTAGCAAAGCTTTTCCACTTTGCTCATACCAGAACCGGCCACCTTCTCCCTCTTCTGCCAAGCCTTTTATAGATCTTCTGAGGGCTCCTAACTTTTGAGGCGTATTAAGTTCTTTGGGTGCGCCAACATACTGACCAGTCTTAGTTCTCTTAAGATCTTTTTTCTTTGAGAATAAGATGTCGTCTTCGTATTCGTAACCTTGAGGAACTCCTGATGGATCATACTGAGCGTAGACACCCTTAATATCTGAGGGTTTAAAGACTGCAATTCCAGTAGACCCAAGAGGCCCAAGAGTGTCACCATCAGCAAACTCGTTAGAAAGTTCTTCGTTTAGTCCGTATTCATAGTCAACGTAGGAATCGTATCCCGCGCTGCGAATAAATGGAGCCAACTGTTCTAGCTCTGCAAAAGCAACTTCTCTTGGGTTTGCAAAAATATCTTCTACTATAGATGAAAGCTGATCTCTTCTAACTTCCATGATAGATTTTTTAGTAGCAACATCATCAGGATCATAAGACATTTTAGCCATTTGGTTGCTTACATATTCCTCGTAATAAGGATTGGAGAGATTGTCTATCTCATCTTGCAAAACCTGAAGCTCGTCTTCGGGGTCTCGTTCTCTAGAAATTTTTCCTGCGTCAAAAGATTTTCCTTTCCTCAGGTAAACGGGATAGACAGCGGGACTTTCATCTGATTTTAGAAACGCACTCCCGTATTCATCGCTCCTTGAAAATCGATTTGCAAAATCTACGTTTGAAGTAAAATGACCAGCTATTAAATTATCAGTACCTCCCATGCTAGCGGTGACGTTAGAAAGGTCGCTTCTGAATTTTTTAATATCCCCTGCTACAGTCCCATGATAATAAGGAGTCTCAGTGTCAAAGCCTTGCTCTGCTGCTCTATCTCTTTGCCTTGAAGCAGCTATCTCTTCCTCTCCAGTTTGCGGAGTAAGATTCCTAACATCGCGGTACAGGCCTATACCCCTTTCGGGAACAGCGCCTAACTTTTTCTCTGTAGACTTAAGCGTTCTTATTTGATCTCTTTCTCTTGAGCCAACTTCTCCCTTCTCAAGCCTAGACAAAACATCATCGAAGCTTTGGAATCCGGTTCCGTTAAGAGCGTTGCCTGTTTTCTCAAAGAAGTTATACATCCTATCGACTAAAGTCTTAGGCTTCCCAGTAACAAACTTCTTATCTTTTCGCGCATACCTAATAAGCTCGGCAACAGCTTCTTCCATCTGGCCAACAGCAGATAAGTTTTCATATCTTGATTGAACATCATTGAAGAACGTAACGTTTCCAGTTCCCGGAACAGCTTTTTTTCTTGCTAAATTTTCTAGCAAGCGCCATTCTTTATCTGTCCACAAGTCTAAGTTCCTAACGCCATGAACAACCTCATGGTTTAAGATGTCAGCTAATGCTTCTCTTCTGGACTCTGGCGTTTGATCTCTAGCTGTTTGTTTAATCCTATCGAGAGCAAGAAAAACAGTGTTTGCCCTTGGCTTATAGTAGCCCTCAACATTTGGATCAGCTCTTTCTTCTGGTTTTCCGGTAAGGATTACCTCGCCTTCTCTAGTAACAGGGCCAATCTTTAACTCGTCGAGAACCCTAACTCGGATGTCATCTAAACCCATGCCCCTTAAGTCTTCACTAAGAAGCTTTTCTAATTGGGCAGCATCCTCTGAGACTGTTTCTTTATATGGCTTAATTTCTGGCTGGTATTGCTCTGGAGATGGCAATGCTGTGCGAGTAGCAACTTCGTCTTTGTCATTGATTAGGCCAGTGTTCTTCATTGCCTTTTGTAAATCAGAAGCAACTTTTCTCACACGCTTAGTTGAACCAATGTCGCCAAGCTGGCTTTCAATGTTTTCAACAGTGCCATCACCAGTCTCAGTAACGTACTGAACGGCTGCGTTGTATTGTCCTTGGGTATAAGTCTTTGGTCTAAAGTCAGGAAGAGCTGCCGGCTCCGGAACTACAGGAAGTTTTTTAACCTCTTGAACAAGATACATTCGCTGAGAAGGAGTCATCTTGCTTACATCAGGTTCATTAACAATCTTCTCAAACAAGTACTTAACTTCAGGACTGTTGACATCAGAGACTATGTTTTTTTCATTCAGCACAGTAGACACTTGGTCTAATGTTTGTTTTTGATCCTGATACTCCTGCCTGCTTTGCGCTAAACGAGCGCCAACAGTACCGAAGTTTTCTATTGTCTCGGTCATATCTGGCGCATTAACGCCAAGCAATACATCAAAAACGTTTGAATATTTGTCGCCCAATACTTGTCTAGCTTCTTCTAGCGTAAACTCTTGGACTTCGGGAAGGCCTTGCTTTCTTCTTTCAAGGTTTAATTCTTGAGCTGCAGTCAGATTCGACAGGTCTCGGTAAAGTTTTTTACCTCTGTCTGTGTATGGCGGGACTCCATACTGAAGAACATGGAGCTGATCTATTGTCTTATCTTCTTGATACGGAGCCTTTGGGGACTGAGTTGTCCCGGCTGCTTCGTTAAGCACTCCAGAAGTAACAGTAAAACGCTTGGGTCTATTTAATCTTTGACCAATAACATACAAGCTTTCTGCTTGCTCAGGTGTATACGCCTGCGGAGCAAGATCTAAAGAGTCTATTACGGCTCCGTTAACCTTCCTATTAATCAGCTCTTGATTAAGATTTGCCATCAAATGAATAGCAGATTCTCTTTCTTGTTCTGGCTGACCAAACTGTTGGCCTGTTTCGGAATGAACAACCTTAAATACTGAGCCGTCAGGAAGCTTCTCTTCGACAATATCAAACTTACCTGACTCAGGAAAAACTCCACTTTTTTGAATAGCGGCTCTTGCTAACTGGCTAGCATAATCTGCAGCCCTATTAACCATGTTTGTTTTTCTGCCTGAGTAAGGCTGTGTAGAATCGAATTGAACTTGATCTTGATCAAACGTTTCCATGCCGCTCATTAGCGGAGTGGATGCTTTTACAGCGTCTTCTTCTGCTAGCCGTTTAGCTTGTTCGGCTCTGTCATAAAGCTCTTGAGAAGCAGCGGCTTCTTCGTCTCGAAAAACTTGCTCTCGTTCTCTTTCAGCTTCAAGAACAGCTCTTGATCTACGGCGGTTAACGCCGTTAGTCATAGCATCTAATAGCGCACCTGCACCTGCGCCTACAGTAAAGTCATCCCACAAAGATTCAGTGTAGTTAACGTTGTCAGAATAGACTCCGTCCTCGATGGCATTCTGCATTAAACTAGCAGCCACCTCTTGAGTTCCTTCTATACCGCCAGTTCTCAATGCGCTAGTCACAGCATTGAATGCTTCTTCATTCTTCTGGGGGTTTCTAAATCTTCTAATTTTTTTTAAAACTTCAAGAGGAGCAATAGCTTCCGTTGCACCAACCAATCCTCCAAGAGCTATGGCCAGATCTTCTTGATCAGCGGATACGTCCTCTCCTCTAGCTCTGGCAGCGGCTATCCTATCAGCTTGCTCAGAAGCACCCGTGCCTACACCGGCAGTAGTGGCACCGGCAGTGGTCGCTATCCTTTGAGCCCTTGCTGCTCCGCCAAGAGCTTTAGCTCCTAAGCCCAAGGCTCCACCGGGAACAAAGAATGAGCCAATAGATCCAAGGCCTTCGCCAAGTTTTACTAGGTAGTTATCTTTGTATGCGTCACCAACACCAAGACTTTCATTAATAGCTTGTTTGCCTTCGTTGGCCAGACGAATTATTTCGTTCTCGTTGCCGCTATCTATTAAGTCTTCAAGGCCTATGAAATCCGTGCCCACATCGGCAAGCTCTGCTAAACCAGCGCCGGCAGATAGCAAGCCAGATCCAAAGCCCCTGACAACACCTTTACCTACCTCTAAAGGAACGCCTGCGTAATAGTTAACGCCTTCGGTTTCAGTTTGATCTAACCCAATCTTCTGATAGTACTCGTTAATATCTAAGTCTGGGTAATACTTCGAATGCAGGGCATCGGCAAGATCTTTATCTGAGGTGTCGTTATATTCAGGATACTGCTGCCTAAAGCTGGATAGCGCACTCATAATTTAGTTTGTCAGATTAAGGTTAAGAGGATCTTTGTTATTTGCTGTTAAACCAGCTTGACCCGGCATTGGGCCTGTAAGAAGCCCTTGCCCTGACGCAGATTCAAGAGTCAAAAATCTTCCCGCAATAGCTTGAACCGTGTCTCCTATTTGCTGAGGTGTTGCCTCTGGATTTTCAAGCTTCCAGTTTTCAATGGCTGTTCGAATAGGCTCTTGAACCAATTGAATTATTTGTCTATTTAAAGCTCGACCACTTTGTTTTTCTAAATCTTGATATCTCAAAATGGTAGCTTGCTTAACGACTGCATCCATTGCCGAATCTCTTTTGTCTTTATCTTTGGCATACAAAGAATCAGCCGCCTTCATTTCAATACCGGCTCTAGCTACGGCAGCATCAGCATCCATGCCTGCGGCTTGGAACTCTCTTGCTCTTTGATCTCCGTAGTCCCTAGCTGCCAAGCCAACCTTCCTGTCATAGTCAGCTAAAGCAACTTCTTGTCCTTTCAAAGCTAAATTCATTTGAGCTTCTTTACCAGCCATTTCCATTCTTCTGGCCAATTGACTTTCAGCAGAAGCTTCAGATCTTGCTTGTTTCATTATTTCAGAACTGACCCTGCTAGCTCCTCTTAATCCTGAAGAAACACTACCTTCTGCAAGCCCTGCTCCTAGCTCCATCAAAGCATAAGCGCCAGCATCTCTCTTCGCATCTTCTTTTATTTTGGCAGCTCGACGTTCTGCTTCAGTTATAAGCTTTGAGTAGTCAGGCTTTAGTGAAGTAAAGTCCGTCGAAGGTTGTTCAAACTGTTTAATTAAATCTGCAAACCCGGACGTATTTGTTTTAAGTGCATCAGATATTCTTGTTGATTCACCTAAAGTCTTTAAAGCTCCGCTGTAATCAGGCGAATCAACACCACCAAGTTGATTGCCAACTTGTGCAATCAAAGAGCCATAAGTTACAAGAGAATCGCTTTTATTTTTGCCTAAATCTTCACTAACTTTTTGATTAGCGCCTGTATCACTTGCACCCGCATCAATAAGGGTTTGATCTAATTGCGTTGCGTTGCGGCCGCTGCCTACTTTCTTAGCATCAGTTACTATTGCTTGGTTATTATCAGGAGTTGCCAATTGCAATAGGCTTTCTCTTTGCTGATCTCTGTTAGCAAAAATAGCATCTCTGTCAAGAAGAAGACCAGACTTAAAAGGCACAGGAGAACGATCAAGTTCCAGCGCCTCTTGCTCAGCAAAAAACTCCTGTTGAGCTTTATTTTCTCCAGATTGTTCTTCGGCCATAGCCAGCAAGTCTTCTGTTGTTGTGACTCCTTGGCCAGCCTTGTTAAAGAGTTGAGAAATCGCTGAGTCCCCGTATATTGGGTGCGGTTTTCCAGCAGCGTTAGCAGCAGATATCTCCGCCCTAGTCATTCCAGAACTTTCTTCTTGCTCTGGATATAAAGCCTGTGTAATTGCAGAGTTACCATACAAAGGATGGCTTCTTGCTAGCTCGGCTGTTGAGATTGGGGCCGCAAGATTTTCTAATTGATTGGCCGTAAGCTCTAAATCCCCAACAGTAGAAGGTGTCTGTTGACCAGCATACATACGAATAACCCCGCCAGCCGCCATCCCTTGAGGAGGCATTCCCATCGGAGGTTGTGGGGGCATAGGCATTTGCTGAGGCATAGGCATCGGAGGTTGTTGTGGCATCCCCATTGGAGGCTGAGGAGGCATCCCCGTCTGTTGCGGCATCGGCCCTTGAGGAGGCATTCCTCCCTGAGGAGGAGGCATTCCCGGCCCCTGCTGAGGCGGTTGACCGGGAGGCTGCTGACCTATGTCTGCAATTCCACCGCTAAGTATTTGCTCTTTTACAGTGCCTTGTGCAGGTTGATCTTCCGGTTTGGAAAACCTTTTCCTCATGTCTTGTCTTCTTTGTATTTCAGAAACAACGAGGTACTGCGGTAACTGTCCACTCGGACGTTGGGCTTCTTGCATCAAAGCTTGGTCTGGTAACCCTTTGATTAAATCTTCTTGTTCAAATATGTTCATTAACCGCCCCCTGCCAAGGCTCTATACAATCCTACGCCGCCAATTCCTGCGCCTAAGGCCTCTCCATAAGGACTAGGTGCCGCCCCATATATAGATTGTGTCGATCCGGGGGTTATTGGCAAGCCTCTAAGTATGTTGCTAAACATGCTGAGCTGCTCTCTTGGGAATGCTTGCTGCCTGAGGAAGTCTTGATAACCCATATCCATGCCTCTCTGAGACATATCCCTTTGTATCTGGCCGGCTGCTTGTAGATTTCTCAATCTTTCGTATGCCATTTGCTGCTCTTGCTGACCAAATCCTCCAAGCATTCTGGCTGCTTCTAGTTGTTGATTTCTAGTAGCTTGATCTGCGCCATATCCAGCTAAACCTAAGCGAGCTTGAGTCTCTGCAGATCCAACGTTAAATCTTTGAGCCTCCATTCGCATTTGATTTTCAGCTTGCCTAGCAGCGTCTTCTTGTTGCTGAGCATTAAGCCCAAGGCGAGCCGCCTCTTGCCTAGCAGATTCTCTAGCCTGATAGACAGCTCTTTCTTCCTGCTGCTGAGCAATTCTAAGCTGTTCATTTTGATTAAATTGATTTTGCTCGAACTCTTCAGCAGCTCGACGAGAAGCCTCTTCTTGCTCCTGAGCACTAAGCCCAAGTCTAGCAGCCTCTTGCCTTGCTGCTTCTTGAATCTGAAAAGTTTGATTTCTAAACTCTTGTAACTGCTGCCTACCAGACTCAGTTTGCTGAAACGCAGACTGCCTAAACTGTTCTGCTGCCTCTCTAGAAGCTTGTTCTTGTTGCTGCTCATTAAGCCCAAGCCTTGCAGCCTCTTGTCTAGCTTGCTCTCCTGCATCAAAAGCTTGTTGTTCAAACTGTTCTTGTTGTTGACGACCAGCTTCTGTTTGTTGAAAAGCTGATTGAGAAAACTCTTCCATCGCTCTTCGAGAAGCATCTTCTTGTTGTTGCGCGTTAAGCCCAAGATCAGCGGCTCTTTGACGAGCTGTTTCTCCAGCCTCATATGACCTAATCGCCATATTTTGCTGCTCTTGCCTAGCTTGTTCAGAAGTCTGAAAGGCACTTTGTCTAAGCCTTTCTGCTTCTTGCTTGGCTTGTTGTTGAGCCTGACCCGTAGTTAAACCAAGTTCAGATTCTTGCAGCCTAGCAGCTCTATCCGCTTCAAAAGCTTGCAATGCTTGCTGATATGCAGCCTGACCGCCTTTTGATTGGATGTCTGCTAACTGTTGCCCGAGATTTTTTTCTCTTTCGGACTGCATTATAGCTTCTCTGTAACCGCCAAGACCGCCTGATGCTGCCGCTTGCTGGGATATCTCAGAACCTGCAATATTGGATTGTTTTTGAGCTTCTCTTTTTTCAATGTCCGTCACCAGTTGTTGGTACGGATTCATATACTTTTCTAACGTAGCAGCATCGGCTACCGTGCCTGCTTCAAAAGCTGGGCCGGTATTTAAATCGCCTTCGTATTGGCTTTTCAATTCTCTTGCCGTGTAGTCTTGACCTAACTCTTGGGCAATATAACCGGGGTCAAATTTGCTTGCCTCGTATTGAGAAGTTAATTCATTCGCCTCATATCCGGGAGTTCTTTCTTGAGCTTGATAGTCCATATCAAAGTCTGTAGGACGAAGATTACTTCTTAAAGTTCCCGGCCTATAACCTTGGGTTGCAGTGCCTGCCGTATATCCTGAATCAAAGCTTGAGGGATCAAATTGACTTTGTCTTTGACCTGCTTGATATCCTTGGCCAAGTCTTCCTGCAGCGTATCCGGGATCAAACGTTCCTGCTTGATAGTCAGACGTTACTTGTTGAGGGTCAAAACCTTGGGCAATATTTAAGCCCATGTTTGAGTCTTGATAACCTATTTGAGATGCAATATCTGACGCTTGATTTAACTGCTGAGGGGTGCCTGCCGCAGCCATATCGTACATGCCGCGCATGCCCATTTGTTCATACGGACTAAAATCAGCAATTCTCTGTCCGGGGTAAGCTTCATATGGACGAGTAGTCTCGTACATAGTACGGCCAAGCATTTCCTCAAAATACGGGCGAGCGTATTCGGGTAAATTGCTTGTTGTTTGAACAACCTCTTGCGGCCCACTCGGAGCCTTACTACCTTTGCTCATTCTTCAAACCTCTTTTCGTAAACAACATAGGATCTATCAAACCCATCCTGCTTTAGCCACTGCCAAAATCCCATTCTTGCTGTAGCTTCAATTCCCGCACATTGATTATCTCTGGCCCAATCATGAAATCTATCAAGCATGTCCCAGACCCATTCGTTAAATCTATCGCCGCCTAAAAATTGTATGGCTAGCATCCTTTTGTTTGGATAATCCACTAACTCGGTAGTGCCTACCCCACTAATCTCTTTGTTTTCATCAAAAGCAACCCAAAGATGTTGATGCCCATTTAATATTGAAGCAAACAACATCTCCATGCTCCATCTTCCTTTAGATCTGGCAATAGCTTTTCCCAACTGCTCACTTACATCAGGCCACAAGGTGGCTAAATAAGTAGTCGGAACAAGTGCAATCGTATGATTTGCCTCCCCTCTTTCTGTTCTCGGTTTTACCTTAGGTTCCCTAGCTAGATCTCTAATGTTTTTTACTCCCGAAAACTCTATAGGCTTTATCATGCCGGCAATACTCCTCCTACCCTCATGGGTGCTGGTTGTCTTAATGTTCCTGTTCTTTCTTGACGAACTCTATCAAGCATTTGATCAAGCTCAACAACACCGGCATCTGTGCTGCCATCACCTAAGCCTGAAACAACATCGGCGGGAACAATATATTCTCCGGGACTAACCGCCACTGGCTGACTGTCCCCTATCATTCCGGGAATCATGTCATCCATACCGCCACCTACACCCCTAATCTCTCCTTCTTTTTGAGAGCCCGGAACAATTTGTTCTAGGACTTTTTCTCTAAGCATCTGAAAAGCTTCTGGGCCAAACTCATCAATAAAGCTTGCAACAATTGCGCTTGCTTGCTCTTCATCTAACTGACCAGATATTGCTTGCACTGCTCGCTCAATAAGCAATTGTCCGTTAGATTCTAAAGTTTCGTCCATAGCGGTTTCCCCGCCTAAGTTCATCCTTCTCCTGCCGCCTCTTCCCTTTGGCCCTTTGCGCTTGGGTGCTTGCTCTGATGAAGTATCCTCTAGATCTTTTCTGCCGACAGTCCTAACCGGCCCCCTCTTAGGTGGTGGTGGCGTTGAAGGCTCTGGCGCACTGTTACTGTATCCAATTCGCTCCATGAACTCTTCTTGAGTGTAAGTTTTTGTCGCCGCATCTCCTTCAAAACCAAACGAGCTTACATCCTCGGTATACAAGCCTGTCTCAGGATCGTAGGTTGCGGTAGTACTAAAGTCTTGTGCCGCAGGAGACTTGTTGTATAGATCTACCAACATGCTGGGCGAAACTTCTTCAGCAGCAGGTGCTGGAGCAGACATAGGCGGATCAGAAATTCTTCGATTAGGAGCAGCTTGCATTATAGGTGCTGGTGCCGGCTCAATAGATTGAGGAACCTCTAAAGATGGAGGCAACTGCATGCCTACAGGCATTTCTGGTTCAAAGTTTTTAACAACATCCATTATTCCGCCAGCTCCTACTGCAGGGCTACTTGCAAAAGGAGGTGTTGTTGCTGGCGGTGGAGCAGTTTGAGCTGGAGGTGTTGAAGGCATTGGCACATAAGGAGCCTGAAGCTCAGGAGGCATTTGACCAATTTCTGGCTCAAAGTTTCCTCCGGGGCCGCCTATTGGGCCTGTACTTCTTGTTGTTTGAGCAACAATATCTTCGTATGTGACATCAGGGGAACTGTTTATTGGGCCAGAAGGATCTGGTCTAGGAGTGAACCCTCTGCCACCGCCTGTGCGAGGCTCGTCTGGAACATTAAGAACGTCATTAATAGTCCCTACAGTCGCATCTCCTTCTGGTGTTGACAGATAATCTTGAACATTAAATCCGCCAATCCCGGCAGCTCCAGAAAGATCCAGATTAGAAAGATCTAGTCCTGACAAATCAACGTTATATACTGGAAATTGGGTTCCGGTTACAGGCTGTGTTCCAGTATTCCCTCCGGAACCTTCAGCAGGCCTTGGTGCCCTAAAATAAGTTATTTCTGGCTGAAATCCGGGCCTAGTTCCTTGAAGTTCTTCGGCACTAATGACCTGTGTACCTCTAATTCCGGACTGTCTTGCTCCTGATCCAGCTCGTCCTGTAGGAGCAAAGTTGTAGTTACCGCTGCCGCCTTGACCGCCTATAGGAATTTCTCCGCCGGGGAACATTTGCACAGGGGCTCCTGCCAACTCTTGCAAGCCTCTAATATTATCTGCGTAATGTTGAGGATTTATTGAAGTGACTCCGCCTGCGCCCATCCTTGGAATTTTATAATTCTGATGAGCGTAATCACTTTCTAATTGGTCATAAGATCCTTCCATGATGCCAATAGCTCTGTCGTATTCTGCTTGCTTTTCTTCTTCAAACCTTCTGTTGTTTCTTTCTGCTAACTCTCTAGCATCTATTTCGGCTATTTTGCCTTCGCCTGTCCCAATTGCAGCTAAGGTAGCAGGTTGCATCAAAGCTTTTCCAAAAGCTCCGGGCTGCTTGAATGGTGCAAGGATCTTATCTCCTGCAGTTTGAGCGCCCCTTAAAGAACTTAATTGTTCTGATAGGTTTGCTACGTTTGCATTTGCCGCATTTCTAACCCCTTCTGCGCCAAGCAGCTTTTGCATCGGATCTGCTAAAGCCATTTGCGATTGATTTAAGACTGGATTCATGGCAGCTCCAGTGAAAGGATCTGTCACTGCTGCTGGAGAAAACCCTTGGCTTACCAACTCTCCGGTCAAAGGATTTGTTGCTGGTGCTGCCCCCATCTCTATCGCTTTAGCTATTGGATCTGCAGTTTCTGCTGCTGTTAATGCTAGGTTTTTTCCAGCCTCTGAAGCAGCCGTTGACGCATCTCCTAAGGCTGCTGCAGTTTCACCTATCTGAGGATTTAATGCATCTGACGCAGCGCCTAACGCTTTTCCTAATCCGAATCCTGTAATCCCAGATAACAATCCTTTCTTTAAGTCACCTGTTACGGCTGTTGTCGCTAAACCAGAGCCGATAGCTCCAGACAAAGCAGCGTTGCCAGCCGCGCTGGTCAGCGCACTTCCAAGAGCGGTGCCACCTAGCAAGCTAGATCCACCTAAAGCTCCCAGCATAGTGCTACCAAACATACTACCTAATAACGGTGCTAAGAATGGTAAGAAAGCTTCGGGTTGGCCTGTCACTGGGTTGGTGGTCAAGCTTCCGGTCGGAGACAACGCAGCTATACCTTGCACTTCTGCAGGATTCATATGGACAAGCATGCTGTCACCATAGCGACCATATGTCGCCATGTTGTTAGCCATGTTTTGTAAAGGCGGTTGATTCTGATACATATTAACTAGTCTCCACTCCGAAGAGGTTAAACGCGAAATCTCCCGAACTCGCATAAACTTTTATTACATCTGTCTGGTTTAAGCACATACCAATAACCACCGTTCTAGCGGTGTGGTTTGCCAAAGATTCTGTGTGAAATAAGAACTGCTTGTCGTCAGCCGCCGCGCCACCAACATGAACGCTAACCCTGAACGTGCCTTGATTACTGCCAAAGTTGCAGACAACCAAAGAGCTAACGGTGGTTTGCGTAAGATCAGGCACGGTGTACAACGTTGTTGATGTTGTGGCTGATGGGTTTACTTGACCCAATACCTTAATAACATCAGTCATGAGGCACCCATTAACAAAAATTGAAATCGGCGCATTGCCAAAGATCCAGTCTTATCGCCTTGAGTCTTTGCAAGCTCTATATCATTTTCCAGCGTTTGAAAAGCAAACTCAATCGTTCTTCTTGTGGTAGCTTCGTTTTCTTGAGTATATTCAGAAGCAGGGACTGGTAGCGGTATCGTTCTTCTAGATGCCATTATCTTCTACCGTCCGGTTGCATATCAAATCTTAAGTCTCCAAGCCTCCATCCATAACCAGACCCGTTACTCTCAACCCTAACCACAGAATGTCTAGCTCTGTTACGAACAAAAGACTGAGTGCTTGTTGGTGTAACAACTGATGTTGATAATGTCGTTGCCGTCTCTAAAGGAAAGTCACTGCCTTTTATTATGATGTTTGCTTCAGCATCTGACTGATTACCATTAAATGTAAAGTCAGGAATTATTCTGCTCATAAACATAAAGTATTCGCCTTCGGACATTTCCAAATCTCCAGACTCTATGTATGCCGTTATGGCTTCACCATCTCCATCATACCCAACTTCTTGCTCGTAAAGGTAATTATTACCCCCGTCAATTGCAGTTGTTGCTAATGGATACTGCCTAGTTGTTCCTCCTGCCCAAGCTCCTCTTGACAGTGTTCCAACTGACCACAAATTTTCTTCATAATTATATGTGACGTAATTCGTTATTTCCGTATCAGCACTACCTACTGGATAAAACCATGTGACTTCGTTGTAATCATTATTTTCAGCAGCAAAAATCTTATAAGCTTGGTCTTGATTTAGGCTTGAAAAAACAAAGTCTTTAACGGAGCAAGGCAGCGGCTGAACGGCCCCGTTGTAAACATAAAAGTTTCTTCTGTCCATGAAGTAAACAGACCCTCTTGCATTCACAGCCGCATTAGGGGATATCATCGATACATCAGAACTAAGTCTAGTAAACTGAAAAATAAACGGAGCGCCAATAAATCTCATGGAGTGAAGGCTTACATCAGTCCATATAAGTATTTCCTGTCTTGTTTGAACAGCCCCAACAATTAACGATCCAGAGTTAATTCTTACACCGCCAGCAGAGTTAATTGCTGTGGGAGTCCAGTCTGCAACATTCTCTTGATCAGAAAACCTTACAAACAAAGGATCTATATTAGATGACCCGATAGGGTTTGTGCCAAAAGCTATTACATGCTGGTCTGTATCAGATACCATTACTTGTAAAGCAACTGTTGGAGCATTAGAAGACCCGCCAAGACTGGTTATATTTACGCCTCTTGCTCCAGTACCACTAGATTCGTCCCAATAATAAATGCCACCGCCTCTAATATTGAACAATAAATCTTCACCGAAGTTATCTTGACTCCACAACCGAAGCTGTCCAGCAGAAGATACTGCGCTAGAGCTTCCCCAAGTGCCAGATCCCCAAGTGCTAGCGCCCCAGCCAGTGCCGCTGACAAAGGTGTTTAGGCCTGTATTTATTTGGTAAGCACCAATTGTGCTTGATCCGCCGTTTCCAGTATCACTAGAGTTTGCAGTTACTTCGTTACCGTCAGAATCTTTAGCGATTATTGTGTAAGTGTTTGTCGTTGGCACCGAGACAACTTGGTACTCTTGATTCAATACTGGCGCTGTTATGTTGCCACCTAATGTTGCAGCGTCTGAGTATGTTACAAAATCATTAACCACGGCTCCGTGTGCCGTGTCTGTAACAGTCAAAGTAGAAGACCCATCGACCGCTGCAAAGGTTACATCGCCAGCCGAAGTAGTCTCTCTGATTGGGGTAATGTCGTTAAATCCACTCCCCTCTGCAACATAGAACTTAAGGTTTGTACCGAGTCCTATGTACTTGATTGACTCCAAAGAAGCCCAGTCATGTATTGACCGACAAACTCCCAAGAAAAAATCCTCGGTAAACTTACGCCAGCCTCCTATTTTTTCTGGCCGACCTTTTCTAAACCTAACTTTGTCAGAGTCAAACCAGCCGGCATCTGCTGTATATTCAGTTCCTTCCTTATTAACACCCGGAGCAAACTGTATTTTGGTTAGCGCCATCTTTTATTCTCATCGATTGATATAGGATGAAAGTATATCGCTGTTAGGAAAAGCAGTTCGACCTCCACTGTTCATTCCTTTTCCTCCGCCTCCTCCGAATCCTCCTCCGAATCCTCCTCCGAATCCTCCTCCGAATCCTTCGCCCATAGATTGCTCATATGGGTTTTGTCCAGACGGTATTTGTTGATTAAAGCCTCCCGCATATCCGCCGCCTATCGGCTCTTGCATATTTGGAACGTCAGTCATATATGGAGGAACAAACGGCGGCGAGCCTCTCATAGAGCCGCCCTTTCCGCCGGGGTTGGTAGTCGTTCCGCCCCCGCCAGTCATAGGTGGGTTTTGATAATATCCGTCATCTACTCGGCCATCGTCTGATGGGCCTCCGGGTTGACCGCCGGGGTCATAAGGATTAGGGGAGTACGAAGGAGGTTGATAAGGAGAATAATGAGGATCTTGAAATCCGTAAATATTTTGAGGAACCCCTGCGCCTCCAAACCTATACGACATATCTTGAATTTGTCCGTAACCGAAAGGCGTTCTTGGCTGTTGATAACTAGATCTATTGCCTTTCCTGCCCGGACTGGGGAATCTTTCTCCCGGATAATTCGGAGAGCTAGGCGGCTGAGGATAATAACCTCCGGGTTGAGGCCTGTTCCTTTGACCCTTTCTTCCGGGAGAAGGAAACGGCATTGGAGAAGGCTGTGGAAATCTACCGGGAGGTCTTGGGAATCCAATCGGAGGTTGTGGCTGCGGGAATCTATTGCGTGGCGGTTGTGGAAACCTACTCGGAGGTTGCGGAAACCGACGATCAAAAGGGGGGCTAAACCCCACAGTCTCCTCACTGGCTGACGGCATTGGAGGAGGTTGCGGAAACCGACGATCAAAAGGGCCGCCATCACCGTATGGATCAAAGACTGTAAAATCCGGCTCCACAGCAGGAGTAGCAAACGGTGGTGGGCTTCTCGACGATAGATTTCGGCTATTAAAAAAATCACCAACCTGATTCCTGAGTTCTGGAGGTAACGCTGGACGCATTGTAGGTTCCGGAGGACGATCAGGGCCGAAGTTATAAATTGGACGTTGCTGATTACCTCCAAGCCTTCCAAACAAATCGCCTATTCTTTGCAGATCTTGTCTTCTGCGAGGAGGAGATCTTTTAATAGGAAGTTGACTTCTGTAATTGCTTCTTCCGCCATACGGAACGTCAAATGGAGTTTGGAGTATTTGACCAATTGGATACTGCGACATATTACCTCTCCTGATAGTTGCCAGAACTAATCATCTGACAAACTTCTAATGATCGGTCGCCTACTTGCTCTGCCCAGCGACTTCGATAAAACTCTTGTCCAGCTTCTTCGTAATTACCGTCAGCCATGTGCCCCAAGGCTTTAACAAACTTACGCAATTTGGTCTGACCAATATTAAACGACAGGTCTATCAAGGCTTCTTGACGCACACTATCTAGTTTTGAAAACCATTCGTACTCAATCATTAACTCTTCACGACACCGTTTTATGTCGTTACTTAACAAATAATCTATCTCGTCTTCAGAAAGGCCAAGCCCAGATTCTGATATATTTCTGCCAACGCCAATAGTTTCGTAGCCAGCAGAGCACATATAGACCTTATCTCTAACGCCTTCGTGTCTTTTCAACATTTGTATTAGTCTAATCATTAATCGTGCTTATGTGATGCGCCGTAGTAGAAACTGATAATAGATGAGACGATTCCACCCAAATACCCAAGGACAAGATTAACAATCCCGTCATCATTCGCAGCAGGGTCTTGAAGCGTGACCAATGCGATGTATCCACCAAAGAAAAATACACATGCAACCGCGATAAACTTCGGTGTCCAATCGCCTTTAAACGCTGCCCGAGCATGTTGTACATCTTCTGCTTCAAGTGCGAATACATCTACGTCTAACTTTTTCATCTGAACCTGAAAGTCTAGTTCAGCCTTCTTAATTTCTGCCAATTGCTCTGGGGTAGCCGCTTGTACTGCATTAGCAATACTTTTCTCGTCAGGCTTACAACCCAGCACACTAGCGATAGTTTGTGCCGCAGCACCACCTAGAGGCCCACCAAGAGCCTGACCAAGGGTAGGAGCTACCGCACCGATTAGTCCTTTAATTGCTTCAAATTTCACAGCCTGCCCTCGTTCATTTAAAAACATTAACCCAAAAATATAAAGCGCCTATTGTTAATCCTACACATGAAACCCCAATAAACCCAAAAAACATCATCTCTTTAAATAACTTCTCTCGCTGTTTTTGTTTTTTCTTTAGTGCATTTATCTTTTTATCATGAGCGATTTTTGAATCTTCGATACGCTGCATGATCTCTTTGTATTGTTGCGCTCCACCTTGCTGCATTAGCAGCGAATCTTTTAAAGCCTGATGAAAAGAAGCGGCTTGTCTTTTAGCCACTTGGAGCTTCATTGACTCGTCTAAAGTAAGCGGCTTAGTTGCCGCTTTTGAGTCTACATCCCTAATCTTTTCATCGAGGTCAGAGTATTTGCTAATCAATCCAGCAAACGAGCTGGCGTTAGAACCTGTCTCCTTTACCGTGGCTAACATCTCGTTCAGCCCCTTGAGGGCTGTCAAAATAGCAGCAATTTCGCCTACGCCGAACCCAAACATTTATCATCATTTCATTGTGTCAAAACTAACCCAACAATAGCCAGCAATGAAGTAATCATAACGGGGTAAATGCCCCAGATCATACGCTCTAGCTTATCAAAGCGTTGTGACCCAGAGTCTAGCCGTTCTTTAATAGACTCATACCGCAAGGCACACTCCTTTTCATGTGTTTCAATCCGTTGTAACGCCTTACTTGCATGAGTCTGAGCCATTAGTTATTTCCATTCCAGATATATATGATTTCAAAAGCTGCGCTAATCGCAATATCAGCCCCCGCGCTGTCGCCAATCGCTCGATACTCAATATCGGTTTTCTCCTCAAATTTGAGCGGTACGCTATAGGTCAAAGTCGTCTGGCTTTCCGCCTTCACAAACCGATCTTTCACCTGAAATACTTCGCCGTATGGCCGAGCAACCAATGACGCTGTGCAGTATTTGTTGTTTTGGGTAGTCGCTACTGTGACATCGGTTTGCAACAAGTAGGCCGTGTGATTAGCCGGGACCGTCCAAAGCGCCATAAGCGTTTGGTTGTCACCAATAGCAATCGTTGCATATTTGTTGGCTGGCACACCCGAGGTGACTGTGCCGGTGCCTGCATAAATAACCCCCGCATTTTCACCGCCTGACCCAGCAGAATTAACCACCATGCGGAAGATGCGTAAGTAAGAATTCGTTGTGGTAACGGCAGTCTGGCCGTTTAAAGTTATAGTTTCACTAATTTCGTTATAATCAGCATCTAGGCCAGACAACGTAACCGTTCGAGCGCCAGTCCCAGCACTGGTATCATTAGTCGAAGAAGACGATACGGACAACTGTGTGGCGGCTGCTAAATAAGAATAGAGTCCACCCTGTGCCCATACCGTTTCAAGGCTATCGTCAATATCAGAATTAAAACCAAACTTATGGACATCGTAATGCCAAGCAATTTGCCCTCTAGCTACTTGAAGCTCGAAAGGCTCGCTGGTTCCTACCCTTGATATTGAGCTAATTTGAGCCATTATCCTGCATCCGCTTCCGGTTCTACTTCTTCAACCACTTCGATTGATTCGCGTAACGCGTTCTCACGGAAACCTAATGCAACCTGTAGGTTAATGCTCTGCTGTTGTGCGGCAGCAATCTGGTTCTGTAACTCACCAAGCTGCTTACGCAAGTTAACCACCTCAACGTAGTGGACTTTGGAATCATTCCCTAACTCGTTAACGTCATACTCCTGATCGTCAATGGTCAGAATGATTGGTTGTTGCTCTTGTTGTTCGGTCATAACTCCTCCTAGTTTATTTATTTTGGCTATTCCACAAGATTCCGTAAAGGAATTTCAACAGTTGTGTCTTCGTTGATCTCCGCCACTATTTGTTCCTGTCATTCCAAAGTTCAAATAACGTGCGGATCTTCTCCTTCATCTGTTCAATATCGGCGTGCATTTTGGCTAAGATGATAACCAAAGTTACGAACCCCAAGGCGATAGGCCATATCGCTCCAATAGCGTCTAATGCGTCCATAACCTAAGCTGCTCACGACTTTTAAGATGCGGTATAACCGTTACCTGCGCTGATAGCTGCATTAGCTGCGGTCATGTCTTCATCACCCCAGTCTTCTTTGGCGACCATAAGCTCTAAGTGCTGAGTGTTACGATCTACACAGTCTTGACGGTCTTCTGCTGAGTCATCAGCCATAGAGTCACCAGCGATGATCGCGTTTATTAGGTCTACACTGTCACCCATTGCTGAGTAGTCTTGGGCGAGTTGTTCTGCTGTTCGGTCTTCCATTGTTTATCTCCTATTAAGATTCTAGTGCCTCAATACGGGCGGTTAATGCTGCGTTTTGTGCAGACAGTTCTTGGATGGCTTTTACAAGCATTGGGACAAGTGCTGATGGTGCTAAAGCCTGAGTTCCATCAGGTTTTTCTGCCCAAACAGCATGACCATTTTTTACTTCTGGATGGTTATCAAGAACAGTTTTAACTTCTTGAGCAATGAAGCCGTGGTTTGTTTTATCGTTTAAATTGTATTTTTCATCAGAACCTTCTTCATAGCCTTTTAGTTCTGAAGGAATAGAGCCTTTAGATTTCCAATCAAAAGTAACAGGGCGTAAATCATTAATAAAAGAAAGACCTGCTGTTGACGTTGTGATGTTTTCTTTAAGGCGTTCGTCTGAAGAACCAAGCCAACTTGTATTGCCAAGTCCAATATAAGTTTCAGTTCCACTGCCTATACCAAAAGTAACTGTGGATGCCCCATTACCAACTGCGTTATAGCCAGCGACTATTTCGTTGCTAACTCCTGCCGCACTTGTTTCAGAACCAGATCCAATTAATGTGTTTTGAACGCCTGTGGTAATTGCATCACCTGCACGACCACCGATAAGAGTGTTGTGTTCGCCTGTGGTGACTGCTACACCTGCGTTATACCCCACGGCTGTGTTATAGGTATCAGTATTTGTTGTAAAGTTTTGATTTGCTAAAGCCTGAAAACCAATAGCAGTTGATCTATCTCCTTTTGTATCTGTAGTTAACGAAGACTTACCCACCGCCACATTTGAGTTACCAGTAGTAAGCGCATCACCTGCAAGACCACCAATAAGAGTGTTGATTGTGCCTGTGGTTATGTCGTTACCAGCGGAGTACCCAACAGCTGTATTATAAGCATCAGTGCCTGAGGTGAAGTTTTGCGCGGATAAGGTAGCAGTACCAATTGCTACACTTCTGTTTCCTAAAGTATCTGAAGCTAAAGCACTAACGCCTACAGCGACATTGTAATCACCATCAGTTAAAGCATCTCCCGCAACCCCACCTATGATCGTATTTTGAATACCTGTGGTGATTGATAACCCAGCACTAGTACCTACGGCAGTGTTATAGTTTCCGGTGGTATTGTCAAACAAAGCGCGATACCCGATTCCAATATTATTTTCCCCAGTGGTATTATCGTAAAGCGCCTGATAACCCATTGCTACGTTGTTACCAGCGGTGGTGTTTGCCCGAAGCGCATCGTCTCCTACGGCTACGTTGGAATCACCCGTGGTGTTTGCGGTTAAAGCATGATAACCCACTCCTACGTTGCCACTTGCTGTTGTGTTTACAAATAAAGCCCTTCGCCCAACAGCCACATTTCTATCACCTGTGGTGTTTGCTCCTAGAGCAGACGTACCAATAGCCACCAGATATTCGCCTTCTGTATTGGCATCAGCGGCGCTAGACCCTAAAGCAACGTTTTGAGCACCTGTGGTGTTTGCGGCTAAAGCATCTTTACCCACTGCTGTGTTGCTATCTGCGGTAGTGTTCCCTGTTAAAGCATTGTGACCTACAGCAGTGTTTGAACCACCTGTTGTGTTCGCATCTAATGAAAATTGTCCTATTGCAACATTTGAAGCACCAGTTGTATTAACACCTAGAGCATTATATCCAAAAGCTGAACAGTTTGAGGCTGTAGTAATAGCATCACCGGCTAAACCGCCAACGAGGGTATTTTGAACGCCTGTAGTAAGCTGATCACCTGCATACGCACCAACGGCAGTGTTGTATCCTGAACCGCTACCGTTGTTGTAAAGGCGAAGTGCTTGGAATCCAATCGCCGTGTTTAACTCAGAACCCGTGTTTCCACTTAAAGTGTTATATCCAACGGCAGTATTACCATCTGCGGTTGTATTAGCATCTAAAGCTAAAGAACCAAGTGCTACGTTTCTATCACCTGTGGTGTTTGCTGTTAAAGCGTCATGTCCTATTGCTGTGTTATTAGAAGCTGTAGTATTTGCATCAAGAGCATTATGTCCCAAAGCAACATTATCATCACCTGTCGTATTAGAGAACATAGCTCTTCTACCAACGGCAGTATTGTTACTTGCTGTAGTATTAGCTTGTAAGGAATCTTCACCAACAGCAGTATTGCTATTACCTGTAGTAGTTGCTCCTAAAGCATCATGTCCCACAGCAGTATTGTTTGCTCCTGTGGTACAAGCATCTAAAGACAAAGCACCAACTGCTGTGTTTAAATCGCCTGTGGTTATTGCGGCTCCTGCACTTCTGCCGACAGCCGTGTTATACATATTGGCTTCTGAAGTAGAATTTTGTGCAGATAAAGCAGACATACCAACAGCAACAGAAGAACTACCTTGTGTCTCAGAACTCAAGGCTGCATAACCAAGAGATACATTGTTGCCGCCTACTGTTATCGCGTCTCCTGCTAGACCGCCAATGAGGGTGTTTTGAACGCCCGTGGTTACTACTCCACCCGCATTATACCCAACAGCAGTATTGTAAGAATCCGTTGAGCTAGTAAAGTTTTGAGTTTGTAAAGCAAGATTACCAATAGCTACGTTTCTATCGCCCAGTGTATCTGAGCTAAGTGCAGAGTACCCAAGCGCAGTATTTCTATTGCCCGTAGTTAATGCATCACCTGCAAGACCGCCGATTAGGGTATTTTGAACGCCTGTGGTTATTGAGCCACCTGCTTCATATCCGACACCTACATTGTAAGCATTAGTAGCAGATGTAAAATTTTGATCTCGTAATGCAAAAGCTCCTATTGCAACTGAGTTAGATCCTAGAGTATCAACAGTAAGTGAGTCATATCCCACAGCAACATTATAATCACCCGTAGTAATCGCAGTACCTGCTTCATCGCCTACGACAGTATTATAATTACCACCGCTTGCAATGCTGTTACCTGCGTTGACACCTAAGCGTAAGTTAGAGGTTCCTGCGGTAGTGGACGAGTAATCTCCTGCAACAGCAACAGCACCCGCAAACGTAGCACCTTGAACATTGTCCAGAGTTAAAGTGGTTGTTCCTGCTTCTTTAAAAAACAATGAACGACCATCTGGATATACGATGTTTAAATCATTGCCTGTGGCTGTTGTAAATGTTCCCCCTGCTGCGGTTGCGAAGCTACTAGCGCCGGTTGCCGTTCCGCTAATATCTAAGTTCCCGTTCAGGTCTACAGTGGTCGCGGCAATCTGAATTTCAGTATCCGCAACGAGATCTAACTGACCGTCTGCGCTTGAATTGATATAGATCGCTGAGTCTCGGAATTGAATCTTCTGATCGGTGGTGGTCGTATTGCCAGCCGTTAAAACCTCAGCCAGCGTATCGGTAACACCCGGATCAACCCCAGCCATCGCATCAACAACTGCGGCTCCGCTGCCAGCACCATCGAGGTAAACAACCGCCGTCTTGCCCGTGGCAATCGTGACGTTTGCGCCTGAGCCTTGAGAAATCGCAATCGATTGAGATCCACTGGTTGCGTTCTCAATGAACATGACGCGGCTTACAGTATTAGGCGCAATCGTACAGGTTCTTGTGGCTGTCAAGTTGCCAGCGGAAGTAATCTTAAAATACATTGCTCGAGCAGGATCAGACGCACCATCTGCAACGGTAGTTGTCGCATCTGCATCTGAGCTAAAGACTTGCTGAGTAGCGTAGCCTAGTGCTTCACCAATCAATTCGAGGTTAGTATTGGTGGAAGTGCCCCATGTTCCTGCTTCATCTCCAGTCGCAATCTCTTTTAAGCGAAGATCATTTACATAAGTTGCCATTTAAGCTACCTCTTGCCAATTTGGTGTTTGATTTATTGATATTGAAGTCCAGCTTGGTGTTTGACTTGTTGATATTGGAGTCCAGTTTGCATTTTGATTTGGGTTTATTTCGCTCCAAATTAAAACCGTTCCGACTTGTCCTTGACAAGAAACTCCAGAAACCGAAACATCAGCGTTAGCAGAAGCAGTAACACTACCAACTGAAGCTGACGCAGAAACTCCCGTGACGCTAAGGTTCGAATCTGCTGAAACAGAAACCGTGCCGATTGATCCAGTACCCTCCACGCCTGTCGGGGATACATTTGCATCTGCTGTAATCGTAACGCTGCCAACAGCTCCAGTTGCAGAAACTCCCGTAACAGAAACTTCTGCGCTCGCGGCGACCGTAACACTTCCAATCGCGCCTGTACCGGATACTCCTGAAGCGGATACGTTTGCATCTGCCGTAACAGAGACTGATCCAATCGATCCTGTTGCAGAAACTCCGGACGGAGAAACGTTTGCATCAGCAGTAACCGTGACCGATCCAAGGCCAGATGTGCCGACCAATCCGGTAACAGATACGTTTGCATCCGCTGTAACAGTGACCGAACCAAGAGCAGAGGTTCCTTGAGCAAGAGGGACATCTTCGCCCCAGCCGCCATCACCCCAGCCTTGATTAGAACTGTTCCACCCTTGGAATACAACGGTGACATCAGCCACTTAATATTCTACGCAATTCTTATAATGGCGTTAGATGCATCTGCCGTAGGAAAAGTAATTGTAAAATCTCCAGCAGTAGATGTCTTATCTGCACCAAAATCTAATATACAGACACTGGGATCGCCAGATGCTGCCTCATTAAAAATCATTGCGCCTCTTGCCGTCACAGAAACTGAACTGAACGTGAGGTCGTTAAAATCTGTAAATCCAGTAGTCCCGGAACTTGTTGGCGTTACACTTGTTAGAAACTCTCCTTTTGCAGTGTAACCGCTTCCACTTGATTCTCCGGAAGTTGTGTAAGCAGTTGTTGCTGCGCCCAAAGATGCAGAGCTTGTATACAAAGCCAACTTAAACACATTGCTTGCTGCAGTAAAATTGTGCTTTGCTTCTAACAACTCTTTTTTAAATGACGTACACATTGCCTGAGAAATGGCCATTATAAACTCCTTATTATTTCTGCTATTTCCGAATAGCCTTTAGATTCTAGTTCAGCAATCATTGTTGTTTTATTGCTATTGATTGCTTCCTTCATATAAAAAGAAATAACTTCTTTTATTTGGCCCTTAAAGACCTCAGCTTGCTCAGAAATAAGCGGATGACTTTTGTCGCCTACAGATATTATAGTGCTTGTAGCTCTATCAGCCCAATGCTCTACAGAAAGACCTTTGTTATTTGTTGTTAAAACTTTAACAGAACCAACGTTACCAACAGAAATATCAAACATTATCTAGCCGCCCTCACAGCTCCAGACCTGTAACTATCCGTAGTGCTGTAACCTTCTCCAAGGGATTTGAGGTTTTCAAGAGCCTCCATATACCTAGTGTTATAAACCTGCATAAGCTCTGGGTTTCCTTTCATAAAGGTGTACGCCTCTAAGAGAGACCCATAAAGCAAGCTGCTTTCTGCATTAGTCCCTAACCAACTAGTCCCATCTGCAGAGGTTGTTATAGACTCAGGCTTATAAAAATAATGAAGCTCTACAACATAATTGCTTTGTGGCGTGGGCCCAATAATAAAGTTGGCATCAGAAAACAAACCATAATACTTTGGAACTCCTTGAGTTGAAGAGTCTGGATATGCTTCTCTGATAAAGTTTACGTCTTTAAATAACAAAAACTCATAGCCACTATTATCAATAGCCAAAGAGTATGGAGCTAAAAAATCATCAGGGGTTGCTAAATAAGAATTGCCAGAAGTTGTTGTTCCTAAAGAATTTTTCCTGAAATCTGGTAATTGTACAGATTTAAGAATCCTGTCTTCAGCTTGAGTAATAATTACTGACAAGTTGTTAACAAAGGTTGTTTCGCTGTTTTGCGTATAATCTTGA